GACGAAACCGGTACTGGTAATCTAGTATTTGGCATTAGTCCAACACTAGGAACTAGTATAATCGCAGGAACAAGCTCATTTGATTTACTAAACACTACGGCTACAACTATTAACTTTGGTGGTGCTGCTACAGCAATTAACATTGGCGCTGCCAATGGTACCACTACATTTGCTGGAAATTTGTCCATAACCGGTGCTGCTTATGTACCTAATTTACCAGCATTTCGTGTGACAGGGACCGGAGGTCAAATTAGTGCCACAGCAAATGTCACTGGTACCAATATGACTGTAGATTTTAATCAGGGCGGTTATTTAAATACAACTACAGGCATATTTACGGCTCCGTTGGCTGGAATTTATCAGGTAAATCTTGTTGTAAGAACTTACACAAATTCTGGTGTGATATCTCAGGCTGTAATTGAGAAAAACGGCACAGTTATAATAATGGTTGAATGGGCTGCTAACACAACCATGAATCACGCAGGTGGATCGACAGCGATAAAACTGGCTGTGGGTGATTCATTAACATTCAGAGTAGTAGCTGGTAGTATAGATTTCGACATAAATGATAATTGGAGCGTAGCTTTCTTAGGATAAAAAATGTCAAAAAATAAAAGAATTGATTTAGATAAATGGACTCCTGTTGATCCTACTAACCCATTAAAAAGTCTAATATACAGTTCGAAATTTGGCAATAACCTAAACGGTTGATTTTTAATCACACAACATCTATAATAATAAAGATGTTGACCACCATTCAAGATACTGTACTACAACTCCTGCCCGGTCGTCGTCGACGTAGTCCAGGAGGTTGGATAAGTTTTAACGCACCCTGTTGTCAACATCGTGGCCACAAGGCTGATTCTCGAGGAAGAGGTGGGGTAATAGCCAATGCCGATGGAGGTGTAAGTTATCATTGCTTTAATTGTAATTTTAAAACTAGTTATAAGCCCGGTCGTCATTTAGGTTATAAATTTAGAAAATTGTTGGAATGGTTGGGTGCAGATGAAAATTCAGTACGTTGGTTAGTAATCGAAGCTGTTAGGTTAAAAGAATTCGCCAAAGTAGACGAAGTAGAACGAGAGCTTATCGAATTTCAAGTAAGGTCTTTACCCGATGATGTAGAATTAGTTCAAACAGATTCGGAAGCCTATGCTTACTGTGAACAAAGACATATAAATTTAGACAGGTATCCTTTGTTAGTAAGCAAAAAACTTGAGCATAATTTAAACAGAAGGATAATTATTCCATTTACTTGGAATAATCAGTTAATTGGATATACTGGAAGAGCGTGGAATAATCTAGTAAAACCAAAATACTATAGTCAATTTGAATCTAATTATGTGTTCAATATAGATCAACAATTACCAACATCTAAGTTTGTTATTGTGGCCGAAGGACCGTTTGACGCTATGAGCGTAGATGGTGTTGCTGTACTCGGTAACGAATGTTCTGAAACTCAGGCTGACATCATTGACAGTTTATCCAGGGAAGTTATACTGGTACCCGACAGGGATCGAGCTGGTAATAAATTAATTGACAATGCTATAGAATATTCTTGGACAGTGAGTTTCCCAGTCTGGTACGAAACTTGCAAAGATATAAATGAAGCAGTTGTACGCTATGGTAAATTATTTGTTGTACGTAGCATATTAGAAGCTAAACAAACTTCGAGGTTAAAAATAGAACTAATGCGTAAGAGACTATATAACTAACATGGAAAAAAATTATTCAGCTGATGTACAACGTTTATTCTTAGAGATAATGTTGTCTGACGCACAGAGTTTTGTGCGTATTCAAAATATATTCAATCCAGAAAACTTTGATCGTACCTTGCGTGACGCAGCTAAGTTTATATCTTCACACAGTACTAAACATAGTATACTACCTACCATAGATCAGGTACAAGCTGTAGCAGGAACTAGTTTAAGAAAGGTTGAATTAGATGAAGGGCATTTAGATTGGTTCCTAGAGGAGTTTGAAAGTTTTACACGCAGACAGGAATTAGAGCGTGCCATACTTAAGGCAGCAGACTTAATTGAAAAAGGTGATTATAACCCTGTAGAAAAACTAGTCAAAGACGCGGTTCAGATCAGTTTAACCAAAGACCTGGGCACAGATTATTGGGCCGACCCCGCCGAACGTATCAATAGATATTTTAATTCAGGTGGACAAGTCAGTACAGGTTGGCCGCAACTGGATAAAATCATGTACGGTGGATTCAGTCGCGGTGAACTAAACATATTCGCAGGTGGATCTGGATCGGGTAAAAGTCTGGTCATGATGAACATAGCATTAAATTGGTTGCATCAAGGCCTCCATGGTGTTTATATAACGCTGGAACTCAGTGAAGAATTAACTAGTCTGCGTACTGATGCTATGTTAAATGACATTAGTACTAAGGAAATTAGACGAAACATCGATGATACTGCATTGAAAGTCAGAATAGCCAGTAAACGTGCAGGTAGCTATAGAGTCAAGTATATGCCAGCACAGAGTACAGTAAATGATATACGTAGCTATTTGAAAGAATACCAAATCCAGACTGGTACACGAGTTGATTTTGTAATGATAGACTATTTAGATTTGCTTATGCCGGTGTCAGCTAAGGTTAGCCCCAACGATTTGTTTGTCAAAGACAAATATGTAAGTGAAGAATTACGAAATTTAAGTAAAGAACTCGGTATGTTGATGATTACCGCGTCGCAATTAAACAGATCGGCAGTAGAAGAAGTTGAATTTGACCACAGTCATATCTCTGGTGGCATTAGTAAAATTAACACAGCAGATAATGTGTTTGGTATTTTTACCAGTAGAGCGATGCGTGAGCGTGGAAAGTATCAAATACAGTGTATGAAATCTCGTTCAAGTACTGGGATTGGTCAAAAGATTGATTTAGACTATAATATTGAGACTATGCGTATCACTGATCCGGGCGCTGAACAATCGGATACCAATCAATCTTCGGCAGGTACTATCTATGATCGTATTAAACCCAAAAGCACGTTGTCGGAATCTTCGGAGACCGCAGCGGAAACAGCTCCTGTGACAGTAAATGCAAATAGCAATAAACTAAAACAAATGTTAGCAGGATTAAAGGTTAATAGGGAAGTTTGAGTTTTTGTAATATGACCCGCTAAATAGTGTATTGGGAGGCAATGTTGCAAAAGCATACTAGAAGCATATTAGCTGAATTAGATAGTCTGAGACTAGCAAGAGATAAAGAAAATTTTCTTGAAAGTCGGGCTAATAATGTCATACAGGGTGCTATTAATCTTTTACAATTTATCAAAGAAAATTACGATGCAGACACAGCGTTGGAGCTTGAACGTAGATTAATCAATAGTATTCGTAGCGGTGATACTAGTAAATTTAGCCGTAGGATAAGAAAAATTAAAGATGAATAACTTCATGCAAATACGTGAAGGTGGTAATGCAATACCTGATAGCCAGCCTGTTTTAAAGCAAGATGTAAAAATGGTCATACAGAGTATTAAGCAATTACTACCAAAACCACTGGCTGGTGCCATACAAACAGATATAGGCAGTGCTGGTTATAAGATACAGTCGGGGGATATTGATATTTTTCTCGATGCAGCTCGTGTTGTAGATTTTTTTGAAACTCAAAATAGTAAAGATCCTGTCAAAGATGCTAAACAACTTTTACGTCGACATTTTGAATCACAAGGTGCTCAAAGTTTATTGTCGGGAAGAAATGTGCATGTTGGTGTTCCTTATATAAGTTCGGTAAATGGTACTCGTGGATTAGCACAAGTTGATGTTATGGTAATTGCTGATGCCGATGTGGTCGCTCCTTGGCATCAACATGGTTTGCGTGGACAGTACGATGATCCTGAGTTTCGAGGACAAGAACTTTTTATTTTATTGAATAGTTTGGCTCGATTTTACAATCTCAAATTTGATGCATTTGGTGCAAAGTTAATGAATAGAGACACCAATGAAGTTGTAGGCAGAACTAGACGAGAGGTAGCTAAAATATTACTAGGCTCTAAAGCTAAGGAAAAAGATTTAGATAGTGTAAAATCTATTATGGCTAAATTAGAAAATGATCCAGACCGAGAAGGGAAATTAGCTCAAGCCAAACAAGATGTTGCCAAAGGATTATTGCGCCTTCCTGAAACAATACAACCTGGCACAGCAGCATGGTTTAGAAATTTACAGGATAAGATACAATGAAATCCTATATAGATTATTTGGTAGAGGCAGAAGGACCACGAATACCACATCCCGAAGACAGTGTTTTCTCGGGTAGTGCCCAAGCATTAAAATATGTTCAAGCTCTTCAAGGTATTGTTACTAATCCGCGCTCCGTAAGTATTAAATGGGATGGCGCCATAGCTCTTTATTTTGGTAGAGACAGTCAAGGGCAATTTTTTATCAGTGACAAATACATGTATCCAAAGAATGTATTAGCTAAAAACCCCAATGAATGGATACAATATGACTCTAGTAGAGGTGCTAATCGTGCAGATTTGTATCAAAAATTGAATCAAATTTGGCCTGGATTAGAAGCTGCTGTGGGACAAACAACAGGCGTGTTTAAAGGCGATCTAATGTTTGTGGGTGCTTTACAACCTGTACAAGGTTATTACATTTTCAAACCTGTTACAGTAGAGTACAGAATACCTGTTGACAGTGATTTAGGTAAATTAATAGCAGGGCGGCGTGGATTGATTGTTGTGCATGAGTACAACAATTCTGTATTTAATGGACAAGGTATAAAAAGCAACGAACAGATAGCAGTTATTCCTGCTGACATGAATATAAAATTTAAATTAAAAAATCCTGCAAATTTAAGTGCCGCAGCAACTAAATTGTTGTCTACCTATGGTCAGAAACTAGATGTTTTTTTGCATGGACTTAGCAAAACCGCTAGGGATGCTCTGCAAACATATCTTGTGCATTTTAAGACAGGTAGGACTCAGGCGCAGTTAGCTGAATGGTTGAAAACAGAAGTAAGTAATAAACAATATAATCTTCTAATAGGACAAAACCAAGATGGGTATCTAATAGAAAATCGCCAAATGTTAGATATCCTATTCAAAATTTGGCAAACTATCGGCAATTTTAAGGACAATCTAGCTCAACAATTAGAACGACAGGTACAGGGTTTTGAACAATATGTAAATGGCAACCCCCAAGGCGAAGGATTTGTATTTCCTAGTTCCATTGGTTTAATAAAATTAGTACAACGAGCAGGATTTAGTGCTGCACATTTTTCTGGCTTCAACGCCAAAAAATAACGATCAGTATAAATAAAAGTATGCGCGAAAGCGTAAACTTATAAAGGAAATTAAAATGGCAGCATTTACTAGAATTAATGGGTTTGCTAATTTTGCAGTAGGTACCCTATATGCAACTTCTGATCAAAAAGTATTTAAACTTGAAATTAAAGATGGTTCGGGTGCAATTGATCTTCGTGATCAGGACGGTGCAGCAGCCGACGAATTAGTCGAAAAAATTGTAGGTACATTGAATCCTCTAATGTATTACGCAGAAAATAATGCTGGGGGAAACATCCATGTTGTTATGCATGGACACAATGTTGACGCAGCAGACATTAAAGCACGTTTAGTTGGTCTAGGCGGTAATACAAAGACAATTACAAGTGCTACTGTTGTATCATTGGGTACAGTTATCACTGTTGCTTAATTAGTTTATTAACAACTCAAAGCCTGCTTCGGCAGGCTTTTTTATTGGCTAATATAGAGGTCAATAAATATTTTTATGACAGATATAGCAGTTTATTCACTAGTTGATATTACCTGTACCAATACGACTAGTAATATAGATAGTGAAATATTCAAGAGAAATCAACAAAGAAATTGGGAAACAGCCGTACAATGTCTTAATCTTAGGAATAGAATCTTAATAAAGGCTGTGCCAGGAATTCCTAAGTTTGTATAACTGAATAATCATAGTTTTGGCAAAGAATATTTGGGACGACAACGTTTGTTGGAAGTTTATTTTTACGGTGGAGGATGATTTTACCGATGAAAAATTAGATCAACTACGATTAGATTTTCATCAGGTACCAGTTATCACAGGATTAGAGGAAACAGTCGACCTAGTGGATCCTGCATTTATCACTATTGGTAATTATTTAAACACATACTTTAAGACTACATAATGGTTTGGGTAAATATTACATATTCTATACTTTCAGTATAGAAATTTATGATTTAAAGGTTTAAATAAAATGTCAGCTAGTGATATAGAAAAAGAAAATTTGGAGGCTCACGTGGAACTATGTGCTGAGCGTTATAGACAATTAAATTTAAAATTAGATAGTCTAGGGGATAAAGTATCTACTATGGAGAGCATGATCTTCGATATAAAAAATACTTTATCTGATGCTAACGACAAACATAACAGACAACTTATCACAATAGGAACCAGTATTATTGTAGTCCTGATTGGGGCAATCGTAACTTTATTAGTGGCTCTCAATCGATGAAAATAGTAGAATTTCTAGGCGGGCTACAATTACCAATTACCAATGAAGAATCAGATGTTTTGGCCAAATTCGATGGCCAAACACCGTTTGTATCAAAAATGACATTGAGTGAACGTGAACAGGTACTAGCAAATCAATTAGTTAACAAGGGTGTACTTGTTAGAAAAAATCAAAATGGACAAATTCAATATAGTAAACAAGTACGAAGTTGAACAAGCTGTATTACAAGCAGTTAAACATGTTAAAAAATGGACTAGACGCGAGCTATCACTGCTACTAGCAGCCTATCGTCCAAGCAAATCCACTCCTTTGATCATACCATTGAACGAAAAAGTTTTGTTGATTGGTAACTATGCTTTGCTAAATGACAACAAGATATGGCATATGATTTACAGATTCAACGATCAAGAATTAGATTTTGTTGATAAAAACGCTGCAATCTTTTACGCTGTGTGTATGCAGACCAATCGTATCTACTTAGCTAATGTTATACAGAAATATGACGAAGAAATAAATAGACTTATTGTAGAAGAAGAAAGGCTGAAATATAGAATAGGTCAATCTATGCGTAAGAAAAACCATACAAATCTTGATTTGTATACAAATAGATATCAAAATACGCGAGCTAGACTAAAACAGTGCCGTTCTCTTTTAGAAAAAAATTTAAAACATGCTAAATACAGTAACCATCGGGAATAACCTACTATGAATCTTAAAGATATTAACCCTGTCACCAACAGTCGTAAGATGAACAATTTAATGGAGAGCCGTTTTGGTTTCAAATTAGATTATGATCGTCTAACCTATGTTAAAGCACAGCAATTAGTCAAGCTAGTAAATGAAAATTTACAACGTATTCGCCATAGTTTTGGTGTACATACAGCTGAACGTAATCCAAAATACATGGAATTGTTGATGATTCGCGAAAGTATTGGACGTTGGATGAAAGAAAATCAACATCTTATGGAAAGCGAAATGGGTAAGAGCGAAGCTATTCTTGCCGCCAAGGACATGGTTGACAGCATACAAGATATGGTTGAGAAGGTCAGCAAGATGCAGGTTGAACAATTACCTGCCCTAATTGATACTATTCGCGATCAAATTGGTATGGCTGAGGCTGATACATTTAAAAATGCAATGAGTCAATTATTGACAAATATCAGTCAAGAATTAGGTCAAGCTCGCGAAACAGCAGATACTAGTGCTCGCGCACTAGCCGGTGAAGACATGGGTGGCATGAGTATGGGCGGTATGGGGGGTCCCGGTGATATGGGCGCCATGGATGCTATGAGCACTGCTCCTAGCTTAGGTGAGCCCAGTGATCTAGACACTGATGAATTTGGTGCCACTGATGCAGCAGCAGGTGGCATGGAGCCAGTGGGCAGAGAAAAACGCTAATGCGAGCCAATGAGTTTGCATTTGAGGGAGCGATGACTCCCTCAATTTCTAATTTAGTTTCTACTTTGGAAAATCTCAGATCTAAAACAGATCAAGTTAGAGTAGATAGCTTAGTAAACTTGGTCAGAAAACGACCGGGTTCAGAAATGTTTAACATAGATATTTTAGTAGATGCTTTTAAAGATAACAATACAGTAAAAAATTTAATTAGAAATATAACAGATGATGATACGGGTGTAAAGTATGTTCACCTTAAAGGATTGACCAGCGACGAAGACGAGCTGCTGCCAGATCAAGAAATAGGTAGTTCAGGACCGGGTGGATCTAAAAGTCCGAGAGATACAGTAAAATCTATGGCTAAAAGAGCAGCTGGTAAAAGATTATAATCAGTTGTTTTCTACTAATAAGTATGCTATAATTAGATAGTATGCTAAATCCTAAATATAATTACAAACAAATCACTAGAGAAAATTTAGATGGGAGACGTTATTACACTACCCCAACTGGACAACGAGTTCCTAGTGTAACAACCATTCTAGATCGCACTAAACCCCAAGAAGCCCGACAGGCCTTACAAGAATGGCGTAAAAGGGTTGGCGAACAGCTAGCCCAACAAATTACCACCGAAGCCGCCGGGCGTGGTACTCGTATGCACAAATGGCTAGAAAATTATATTCAAACCGGAGATCCTGGCTCTCCGGGTACTCATCCAGAGAGTCAACGCAGCCATCGGATGGCCATGAAAATAATTGAACAAGGATTTGCCAATGTCGACGAAGTCTGGGGTAACGAGGTTCCACTGTATTTTCCTGAACTATATGCTGGAACCACAGACTGTGTGGGAGTTCATGCAGGCCAAGAAGCTATATTAGATTTTAAACAAACTAATAAACCTAAGCGCAGAGAATGGATTGATGATTACTTTTTACAACTGACCGCATACGCCCTTGCTCACAATGAGGTACACGGTACTAACATACGCAAGGGTGTGGTTATGATGTCAGTCAGGCCAGAGGAAGATTCTGATCCAGTCTATCAAGAATTCATTTTAGAACCTGCAGATTTTGATTTATGGACCAATCGCTGGTGTGATCGTGTCAGTGAGTATTATTGTATACGGTAAATACTGTAAACAAGGATAGCCAATGGCAGTCACGCAGATTTCTCAGGTTCAAGTTCGTCGCGGATTAATGCAGGATTTAGGACAGTTAACGTCGGGCGAATTTGGCTGGGCTGTCGACGAACTACGTCTATTTATTGGTAACGGGCCTGTAGTAGAAGGTGCGCCATATGAGGGAATCACCGAAGTTGTTACATTAAAGAGTTTACAAAACTTTTATAGCGGTAGTGGCAGTGGTTTAACCGGTCTATTATCATTTCCATACACGTTTAAGGGTTCAGACGGTGGGTATGATGTTCAAACCGACATTGTTGTAACACCGCCTCATTCTCGACCGTTACAGAAAAAGTTAGATGACACAGTTAACGTAAAAGATTTCAATGCTCAAGGCAATGGCATTACAGATGATTATGCTGCAATACAAAGAGCTATTGATCAGATTTATAATAGGAAAACATCAACAATTCCTAGTGCTACCAGACGAGTGATAGAATTTGCCCCCGGTATTTATAATATAGAAAATGAGCTGACTATTCCTCCTTACTGTGTACTTAGAGCAGGTGGTCGTGGTAGTGTTACAATTAGACAGATAAGCACAGCAGCTACTTGTATTTTTAGATTGTCCAATAGTTTAGGTAACTATGACGCCTCGTTGATAAATGGGGTGGTTCCCGGCCAAGTTGAAATGCAGGGAATTAGATTTGAAATTACTAGTAGTACTAATAGAGTAGTAGGAATAGTCGAATCGGCAACTAATGTATTGTTTGATAGATGCCAATTTGTTGGCAGTAGAAGTTTTCCAACAACAGACACTAATACTCATTGTTTATTGATTAATAGTAATTATCGAGAATCGGGCGGTATTAAATTTGTTAACTGTGATTTTTCCGGAATGGATACAGCAGTAACAATTCAAGACAATTATCAATTAAATGGGATAATTTTTGATAGTTGTAGTTTTTACAACTGTTTAAAAGGTATAGTAGCCCGCACTAATAGAAGTCGTAGTTACATGGGCCTAAAAGTAATAAATTCGGCCTTTAATAAAATCAAAGAGCAAGCACTGTTGACTTTAACTAATGTTACAGGAGTATCAAGTACCACCAATACCTACCTAGATGTAGGTACTAATTATTCTTTAACAACTGTTAATGTTTCAACAGTTGCCAGTACCGCGGTTGCAACAAGCGTAATCAAATTTGGCGGTGATAATAGCTATAGTTTTGGTGATATGTTCCTAAGGCCTTTTGACAAAGAGTTTGATGTACCCACAGTTGAACATGCTAGTTCTGAAGTTATCAGTATAGATACATCTTCAGGCTTAAAATTAGGTAGCAGGTATCAAACCATTGGAAAGAGTTATCTATTACCGGGCGGCAATAATAACTATATTCCCATTTCTGCAAAACTATTAGGTGGAACCATACATTATACTATTGAAAGATTACAGCGTTTTAGATCGGGTGTAATAACCTATACTGTTGATACTGTAGGTAATATTGTTTGTTTTAGAGATAGCTACACACAAGTGGTCAGTACAGATGTGATAATCGAAATGTATTACACTCCAATGGCTGGTTTAGGTACCAACCCAAGACCAGTTATCAATGTAAAGACAGTGAATGTGGCCTACGGACAGACTGTTTTTACATTTGATATTAAATCCCAAGATTTTAAAACTCTAACAGATTCATCAGTACAAATTCCAAATTTATCATTTATTCTATAAAATATGTGGAATCTCAAACCCGAAGAACGCCTTCGAGAATGGCGTGCATTTCGTTCCGATTGTAACAACAAAACACTGGATTTGATGCTGGCAGATGTCAGTAAACTTTGGAGTTATGCTCCTTATGTTACACATTATCTTAGTCCAGATTTATTAGAAGAATGGCCAGATCCCTGGATGTTAGTGCATGAAAATTATTATTGTGATCTTGCTAAGGCACTAGGAATGTTTTATACTATATACTTGACAGATCATTATCAAAAAACGGTGGATAGTTTAGAAATTCGAATTTATAAAAATCGAGACACACATGACACAGTAAATACTGTCTGGGTTAATCGTGGAAAATATATACTTAATTTGATATTCGACACTGTAGTAAATAAAAATCTCGTCGATGAAAATTTCGTACTAAAGTACAAATATAATATCAATGATCTTAGTCTCGATTTGAAATAAGAAGGAAAATCAATGTCCCCTATAAATGTTATTAAGCGAAGTGGCCGGGCAGTACCGTTAGATATTGCCAAAATACAGCGACAGGTCAGTAATGCCTGTAGAGGTATCGACAGTGTCAGTCCCAGTATGATTGAAATAAAAGCTCAATTGGAATTTCATGACGGAATGACCACTCGAACTATTGATCAATTATTATTGCAGGCCATGGTTGGCTTGATCGACGAAACTGAAAACCCAGAAATAAACAATGTAAATTATCAATATGTTGCAGGACGTCAGCGCCTGAGTATGTTGAGAAAAGAAGTTTATGGCCAATACGATCCTCCCCGACTTTACGAGATTGTAAAGACAAACGTAGACGCCGGAATGTATACCCCGGAATTGCTAGAGTGGTATACCCAGGATGAATGGAATATTATTGATCTGTTTATTGATCACCACAAAGATGAAGACTACACCTATGCAGCTATTGCCCAGCTCTGCGAAAAATATCTGGTACAGAATCGTGCTACCGGGAAGGTATATGAAACTCCACAAGTACGCTATGCTGTAGCAGCAGCCACAGCCTTTCACGCTGAGCCACCGGAACAAAGACTTAAATTAGTAAAGGAATACTATGAATGTGCCAGCAATGGTCAGTTCACTCTTGCCACTCCTGTTCTCGCTGGTTTGGGGACTACGACAAAACAATTTAGTAGTTGTGTGCTTATCAGTAGCGATGATACTCTTGATAGTATATTTGCAGCTGGTGAAATGATGGCCAAATATGCCAGTAAACGAGCAGGAATCGGCTTGGAAATTGGCCGTATTCGACCCTTGGGTGCACCAATTCGCAACGGTGAGATCAAACATACGGGTCTAGTACCTTTTATGAAGAAATGGTTCGCTGATTTACGCAGTTGCAGCCAAGGCGGTATTCGTAACGCCAGCTGTACAGTGACTTTTCCTATCTGGCACGCACAGTTTGAAGACCTTATTGTACTAAAAAATAATCAAGGAACCGAAGAAACTCGTGTTAGGCAAATGGATTATTCGGTAGTGGTCAATGCCATGTTCTGGCGCAGGTTTAAGAACGGTGAAAACATTACCTTATTTGACCCACACGAAGTGCCCGACCTATACGAAGCATTTTATAGGGACACAGGAGAGTTTGAACGACTTTATCTGGCCTATGAACAAGATAAGACAAAAAAGAAGAAAGTATTACCAGCGGATGAGATATTCAAAAATGGCATTCTTAAAGAGAGAACCGACACAGGTCGAATTTATCTTGTCAACATCGATAATGTCATCTCGCAAGGTCCGTTTGATACGCGACTTGATCCCATATATCAATCAAATTTATGCCAGGAAATACTACTACCCACCCGACCTTTTCAAAGAATTGAAGATCCCGAGGGTCGAATAGCCTTATGTACCTTGGGGAGTATAAACTGGGGCAGTTTCCGTAATCCGCAGGATATGCGAAAGGCCTGTAGGGTATTGGTTCGCAGCCTGAGCAATCTTTTAAACTATCAAGACTTCCTGAGTATACAAAGCGAATTGGCTAACAAGGACTTTGAACCACTTGGGGTTGGCATCACTAATCTTGCCTACTGGCACGCTCGTAAGAGTCTCAAGTACGGCGAACCAACAGCTTTGGCGGAAGTCCGGCGTTGGATGGAACATCAGGCCTATTACCTAACCGAGATGAGCGTAGAATTGGCTGAGCAGCGTGGTGCTTGCAGCAAGTCGGCGCAGACCTACTACGGTAGGGGAGTTTTCCCCTGGGAGCGTCGAGCCCAGGCAGTTAATGAGCTAACGGATTTCACTCCAAGTCTTGACTGGGAACCTTTACGTGCCAGATTGCTAAAATCTGGTATTCGAAATGCCGCATTGATGGCCGTGGCGCCCGTGGAGTCTAGTTCTGTGGTACTGAATTCAACCAATGGTATCGAGTTGCCCATGGAGCTAATTAGTGTAAAAGAATCCAAAGCAGGTAGTTTTGTTCAGGTTGTTCCCGAGTATCGTCGACTGAAAAATCGTTATCAATTAATGTGGGATCAACGTGATTGTCTAGACTATTTAAAAACTGCCGCAGTTCTCGCCTCATATATTGATCAAAGTTTGAGTACCAATACGTTTTACAATCCTGCTTATTACCCCGATAATAAGGTACCAGGCACATTGATCGCAGGAAATTTAATGAGAGCACACAGGTGGGGATTAAAAACAGTCTATTATAGTTTGATCAATAAAGTTGGATCTAAGTCTTTTTTAACTACCACCACTACTAACAGATTAGTTACACCCGGCAGCGAGTATCAATTCTTACCAGGTTCAGAAGTACAAGATGAAGACTGCGAATCATGTAAACTATGACAGAAAATCAAATTATAGTTAGAGCTATCCTAGATCAATGGGGTATTCCTGAAAGTTATATCCCTACAGAAAATATGGCTGATATGACAGTTCGTGCCTTAGAGTGTGAAAACATTCTTAATGTACGAATTAATGAACACGGAGTTATTGAAATAGAGTTTTACGAAGATGAGCAAAGCACAATATAACTTACAACGACAGACAAATTACTTGAAACGACAGATGTTTCTAGATCCAGAGGGTCCGGTTACGGTGCAACGTTTCGAAGAAGTTAGATACCCAAGGATAGCAAAATTTGAAGAAACTGCTAGAGGTTTCTTCTGGGTTCCTGAAGAAATTACATTAACCAAAGATAAAATCGATTTTAAAGAAGCCACCGATGCTGTTCGACATATTTTTACCAGCAATTTACTACGTCAAACTGCACTAGATAGTATACAGGGTCGCGCCCCGGCTCAGATTTTCAACCCAGTGGTCAGTGTTCCTGAATTAGAAGCTCTTGTAAACAATTGGAGTTTCTTTGAAACCAATATCCATAGTAAAAGCTATAGTCATATTATACGCAATGTGTACGGTGTGCCAAAAGATGTATTCAACACCATTCACGACACTAGAGAAATTGTTGATATGGCTGCTAGTGTAGGACATTACTACGATAGGCTACATGAAATAAATTGCCTTAAAGAGCTAGGCAAACCCGATGTCAATGAAGAAATTCATATCCGAGCGATTTGGTTAGCGCTGAACGCCAGTTACGCTTTAGAAGCCTTCCGCTTTATGGTATCGTTTGCCACAAGCCTAGCCATGGTAGAGAATAGGATATTCATTGGTAATGGAAACATAATTGCCTTAATTTTACAGGACGAGATCTTACACGCCGAATGGACTGCCTGGATAATAAATCAGATAGTTAAAGATGATTCTAGATTTGCTCGTATTGCTGTTGAATGTAGAGAAGAAGTCTATAAACTGTATATGGAGGTGATTCGAGAAGAAAAAGAATGGGCGGATTATTTGTTCAAAAAAGGCGTTGTTATAGGTTTAAATGCCCAAATACTTCGAGATTTTGTTGATTATACAGCATTTACACGACTACGAGACATAGGCATTAAATACCTGGAAGAGCATTCTAAGATAACTCCAATTCCTTGGTTCAACAAGCACGTTAACATAAATAAAAAACAAACAGCTTTACAGGAATCCGAAAGTACCAACTACGTCATTGGAGTAATGTCGGAAAATGTAAATTATGCTGAGTTGCCTAATATTTAAGGAGATTCAATGGCAAAAATTGATGAAGAACGAATTCTTGTTCGTGTTAGTTTACTGATTAGAGATACCAGCAGCGTTAGTAATGTTACAATTATTTCGCCGGATTTAATAGCAAATGTTGAAGCCTATGTAACTGATCAATTAGCGGATATAAACCTTTTGGGAGTTATTGTTGAGGCAAGAGATGCAACCAATTGGTCAATTACTGTACCACCAATTGTTCCCACTTACACCATAGCACAGTCTACTAACAGAGTAACTGAAGGTAATTCTGTGATATTCAGTTTCGATACTACTGCCGTTGAAGATAATACTACTTTGTATTGGACAGTGTTAGGTCATAGTGCTAACCTGGCTAATGTTGATTTTGGTGGTAACGTAAATTCAGGTACAATAAATATTTTTAATAACTTTGGTAATTTAATATTAACACCGGTGACAGACGGAACGGTAGAAACCGACGAGATCTTTGCTTTACAGTTAAGAACAATTAGTACAAGTGGAAACGTAGTGGCTACCTCAGGGAATGTTACTATTACGGACTAATGCCTAATAGTTTTGTTGTAAATTATATTATGATTAGTGTAAGCAAACTAATCAGAGATGAAGATTCTTTGTCAAATATTTTATTAGTAGACACCAATTTGGTTACTTCTACTAATAATTTTATTGCAAATACTTTTATTCCTCTGTATACTACAGCCTACGCTAATTCTACAATGAGTGTTGAAAGTTTCAAATACGATGATTAAGGATTAATATGCCCGAAATACATGAAGAACAATTGATAATCAAGTTTTATAAATTAAAAAGAAATAACGACGATTATATAGAAATCATAGGCGATGAGTTAACACAAGCTCTCACATCTGTGGTAGAGGAATTAGTAGGTGATAGTATTGTTGTAGAAGTTGAGAGTGTAAAATGATAACAGTATACAGTAAGGCAGATTGTCCATTTTGCGATCGTGCAAAAAATTTATTACAACTTAAAGGTATAGATTTCACAGAGATTCGTGTCGACCTTGATCCCCGAGCACGCCAGTTTGTAATAAATGAAGGACATAGATCTGTGCCTCAAATTTACAAAGATGGTGAGCTGTTTGTTTTTGGCGGATACAAAGGATTAACCACCTTAGACGAGTCTATATTTCAACAATTAAGGGAAACTCAAAATGTTAATTGAAAACAAATTTGCCAATGGCGATATTATCAATCTTAAACTAGTTTCAGGAGACGAAGTCGTCGGTGAGTTAATAGAATCGAGCACAGTGGGGTACACTCTAAAAAAACCCTGTGTAGTAATTACCAGTAGTGAGGGTATTGGATTAGTTCAAGCTATGTTTGGTCTAGATCCTGATAAAGAAAATCTTTTTTATAAAGATTCACATGTGATTACAACCTGTCGGACTCACGAACCCATGCGTGATCATTACTACAAGGTTACGACCACAGAATAAAATAAATGCCAAGGACACGCTTGTATGCAGGAAAAAATGACGCCATTACAAACCTTAGCCTTGGCTGGAATCTTACAGAATTCTTTAGAAAATACTAAACAATGCTTTTCCTTATCGTCTGATTTACTTACAGCTATAAGTAATTTCGGACAAAGTCCATTTGCAAGTCTTTCGCAGAATTGCTTAAACTCTAATGGACCAAAAGTTATTGCTGCTATTAAAAATATGCCAGGCTTCTTAACTGGATATGTTCAAGAACAATACAAATCTCAAGTTCCTGGTAATATAGATATTGATTATAATAATTTAATAAATGGGTTATTGACACAATCCACCAATCTCACTAAAATAGGTAATATAGGTATTATTTCTTTATTGCAAAAATCAAATGATTTTTGTTCAGCCAATTACCAAATCTATAAAATGATTAGTCAGATGGCCACTAAAAATTCATTGTCTAATACCGCAGGGTACAAATATCTTACTCCCGGTGATATGGTTACTATAGGTTTTAGTAATCAATTTGGCGATCTGAGTTCTCAAGCGTTCCGCCAGTTTTGTACTAATTTAATTGATTTTGGTACTATGTTTAGTGCATCTGATGTTTCTCTGATGTTTCGGGCGTCCTCACTTATAAGAAATTTATTTCGTAAAGGTTTCACTGAGGTATTGGCTACTGCATTAAACAATGAAGGTGTTAGTGTATCAGCCATTGAAAATACACAAGAATCAATTCTAATTAGAGCATTAAACAACGTACCAATTGGATATGTTCGAACTATAATTGAAGTAACTGGATACAGGTCGGGTAGCGGTCAAACAATAACTATGTTAGGTCAGGTATTAGACTATAAAATAGCTTTTGGACCACTGGCAAAAACATTATTCGCTGACTTTGATGATCTTACAAAAAAAATGATAGCAGTCTTAGGCTTAAGTACTAATTTAAGTTTTGTTAATGATTTAGGTTTAACTATGCAAAATATCAGAACTCCTAAACTATCATCTTTAGAAGTTTTGAGTAGTGACACTGTAACCTATGCTGATACTTTAAAAACCTCTTCGTTGTCTTCTCTGGGTACCGGCTCGGGCATTTACGGAAATCCTACAATTAAGGATTTACTAGGAAGTTTTGCTGGAGTCGAATATGTTAAATACCTAAAGATTATTATACAGGCGCATACAGAATTAATTCAAACAGTAAGAGGCAAAGCATTAGTAGATTCTTTAACTCAGGCTTTTACAAACAGAGCAAGTTTTGAATTAGATGACGAACTTGCCGCTACTGTAAATTTAGCGTATACAGCAATGGTAAGTGAAACACAAACTTCAGTGGTAAGAATTTTAAATAGCGGTCAAGACTCTTTTAATAGGATTTTTGAAATGCTGGTAAAAGAAAAACGTAATCTAGCACTGGCAGGGATAGATTACAACAACTCTAATTTTTCAATATCGGATGTAATGACATTTGTCTTAAACTTACCAAATTTGCATTTAGATACGGAATCATTGGGTTACGGTAATTTTATACAATCAATATGTTCAAATAACATATACGGAGAGGCAGTTCGAGCAGCCATCGACGAAGGATTTAATCAAACATTGTTGAACAATGTCGGAATAGAAGTAGTTAATACTTTAATAACAGATCAACCAATTGGCGATCAGGCCAATGATTCTACGCAGTGCTGTCCATAGTTTCTAGCTCAAAAAGCTAGAACTGCTTGTTTTATAATGCTATAATAGGTTTTCCTAGATAGTATTCTTTACTCTTAAAAAGGAGGGGTATATGTCAGAATTATCGATAGAGGAGGCGAAAAAACCTTTAATACCAAAATCGATTATAGCCGTGACAGCTATTCTATTAACAGTAGTCGGAATATATGTGTGTGGTACTTTGTTGAATTTTGTCCTAAAAACTAAATTTGATTCTATTCAACCTGTAGAACCTACACAGATCACTGCACAATATCGTGATAGACAACTTAAATGTTTGGCAAGAAATATTTATTTCGAAGCAGGAACAGAACCATTTGAAGGGAAAGTCGCCGTGGCACAGGTAACAATTAATCGAGCCGAAGTTCGCGGTTTTCCTGATGATCTATGCCAGGTTGTTTACCAGAAAAATGTTATCTACGAAAGAGTTGTATGTCAATTTAGTTGGTACTGTGATAGAGAAGCCTCTGCTCGTGTTATTCATACCGGAGTATATGATGAAAGTATGGAAGTTGCCAAAAAAGTTCTACTAGAAGGTTTTAGACTGCCTAGTTTAACACAGGCATTATATTATCATGCTGACTACGTAAACCCAGGCTGGAAACGTGAACGTATTACCAAAATTGGTCGACATATTTTCTACAAATAAGGAAACAATGACATGAATCAAAAAAATGTTCAAGAAGAACAACTCCCTGCACTTACTCGTATACTTGAGGGTTTTCTTAATATTCCAACGGCAATACTTACCTTTGTAAAAGATCATTTATTGCATATCAGTGCTCATACTCTTGGTTTGATGTGTATAATTCTATTGCATCTAAGTAGTGTACCAACATTGTTGGCTGTGCTTACTAGTCAAAGTGATCGTATGCCACCAGTCGACATTATGTTGTTTGTTTGGGCAGGACTAACTACGATTTTCTTTAAGAGCTTGTTTGAAAGAAATTATTTGTACATTGCTATAAATTGTTTAGGTTTCGTTGCTCAAACTATACTAATGAGTTTAATTTTATTTAAGTAGACAGATAAGTGATGCTACAATGTCTTAAATATATAAGTGAATTAAGGAGCTCCAAATGTCAAAACGAACAGCATTGGAAGTACAAGAACCTGATCATAACTCAGTGGAACTAGAAGAAACCGACGAGCTAGATTTAGAAAATTCTGATATTGGGTTTTTATTAGATAAAGATGGTAATTTGAAAAGTGTATTTGGTCCAGAAGAAGGTTTTGTAAACCCAAA